GCCCCGGATGTCGGGCGGCGTCCAGCCCTCGGGCTTGATCACGTCGAACTGGGACTTCCGCTTGTTGTCCTTGCTGGGCGCCCGGAGCTTCTGCATGTTGGCCGCGTGGATGGCCCTGTGGACGGCGCCCATGGGGATGTAGCCCATCCGGGCTATGGTCGACACCAGCTCATCCGCGTGGATCAGCGACGCCCCCGTGGCCTTGTTCGGTCCCGTCTGGACCATCCAGGCGAAGCGAGTCGCGACGTCGCTGATGGCGTGGAGCAGCCGGCCCTGGTAGTACAGGAAGTGCTCCTGCTTGGGCATGGTCGGTGGCTTGTTGCCGAACGACTGCACGACGTCGTTGTCCGGGATCACGATGCCCAGGAGGGCCGCCGTGCCGCACAGGACGTACCGCAGGTCACCCAGGGCGTCGGCGAACTCGGGCAGGTCGTCCGACCGGAACGCCAGGACCATCTCGGCGTACTCCTCGACCATCAGCTGATGCCTGAGCAGGTACTGCTCGATGGACAGCATCCCCTCGACGGTCAGGCCGTACTTCTCCTGGAACGCGACGACGTCTCGATAGTACGGCGCCGCGAAGTCTGGCAGCTTACTTAGCATGGATCAGCTCCCCGTCCTTGACGTCGCTCTCAAAGATGTGGAGCGAGGTCATGTGCATCGAGTACGTCCAGGGCACGACGTCATTCCAGGCCTTCGGGTTGAGCCGCCGGCATTGGTCGATGACCCACAGGAGGAGGCGGACGGCCAGGTAGCAGTCATCCGGCCAGTGCCGGATGAGGTCGCAGGACCGCAGGGGATACCAGATCGCAGCCTTGTCGTCCCGAACGATGATCTGGTAGCCGAGGGTGCACACCTTTCGCCCGCCGTCGCTGATCCCCGTGTCCTCGGGGAAGAAGAGCGGGATGTAGGCCTGGCGGGTGTTCTTCTCCTTCGCCAGGAGCTCGACGAGGTCCCAGAGGTCGCCGTACCCGTGGGCTATGCCGAACTTCGGCCGCTTGTCGCCGTCTGGATACTTCCGGCCGACGGACGGGCCCATGGGAAGCCTGCCGTCGTCAGTCCGCCTGGCAAACTTCGGCCACAGCCGCTCCATGTAGTTGTGGTTGAAGCGTCCCTGGCTGAGGTGCCCGCGGGCTGACTTGCCCCAGGGCCAGTTGGCCCACTCGATGCCGGGGTTGATCGGCTCGCCGCCGACCCTCTCCAGGAAGTGGTCGTCGGCCCAGGGCACGTTGGCCGCCGTGTCCCGCCGCCAGTGGTCGAGGTCCTCGATCCCCGAGAGGGGGACCGAGAAGTTGACGTCGAATATCTCGCGGGTGTCCGTGTTGGCGGACACCCCCTGCCATCGCTCAGTCTTGACCCTGGGCGCGTCCAGGACGGCGCTCTGCAGCGACATGCGGACCTGCGTGAAGTTGTCTCCGATGGGTACGTACACTTGGACTCTCTCCTGTGCCTTGCGGGTTGGGGCTGCGTCACGCCTTCTTGAAGACGCTGATCGTCTGGTAGAACGGCGGCTTCGTGCCGTGCATCTTCTCGTACGCGTTGAGGAACAGCGTCCGGGGGTAGTGGTTGAGGAGCGCCGTGCCGACGAACTGCAGGCCGTCGACGTTTTCCAGGACCTCGCACAGCATCTTGTGGAGCAGGAACGGCTGCTTGTTGCGGACCATGTCCTTGACGCCGATCACGAAGTGCCCGCCGCTGTCCAGGTAGTCCGCGCAGGTCTGGTAGATCTGGCCGATCGTGTCCCAGTACTCTTGGCCCTCCTTCAGGAACGCGATGTTCGGCAGCTCCTTGTCGTAGTCGAACCGGGTCTCCAGGTGGCGGTTCTCCTTGCCCCGGAGGTTGCCCTTGGGCGAGGGCATGCTGATGTCGCCGAAGTATGGCGGGTTGTTCACGACGAGCTTGAACTTCTTTCTCTTCATGTTCGTCTTCAGGAAGTCCCGGAGGTTGCGGGCGTCCCCTCTGGCGAACTTGACGTCGGGCCGGGAGTTGACCTCCAGGGCCTTGCGGATGTTCGCCTCGACGACGTCGCCGAACTCCAGCTCCATCCCCGCCACGCTGCGGCCCTGGGTGATCGCCTCGACGGCCGTGGTGCCGGCGCCGATGGTCGGGTCCAGGACCCAGTCACCCGGAGCGGAGTACTTCTGGATCGCCCAGCGAGCGATGTGCAGCGGCGTCTTGGCGATGTGACCCCCAGGACCCTTCTCGATCGCGTCGTAGTACTTCCGACGCTCCAGTCGGTTGTAGTAGCTGCCGTCGGCGGGACGGAGCTCCCCGAGGAACTTCCCGCAGTACTTGCAGTCGCAGTGGTAGTCCTCGGGCCGCTTCTTGACCACGTTGACAGTGTCGCCCATAGCCATAGTTCTACTCTCCTTTGAAATTCACGACCTGCGTCTCGACTTGCTTGTAGACCTTGGGCGGTCGGGCCGCCCGCGGCGATGACGTCCGGGTCCGGGGAGCAGCCGCGGCGCGGACCTTCCCAGGGATCGGCGCCATGCCGTATTTCTCTGTTCGGATCGAGCACCGGGCGGCCAGCCAGCAGCTGGCGCAGGCCTTCTCCTGGTCCGCGTAGCCGACGTTCTGGCAGTACCACTGCTTGGCCTCGTCCACGTTCTCGTTGCTGGGCTTCACGCGCTGGCCCGAGCACTCGAACTCCTCGCCCCGGATGTGGGCCATGATCTGCTCGGACACGTACGTGCAGAACTGAATGGGCATGGCCTTGCCCGTCTGGCGGATGATGTGCTGGTTCTCGTCGTGGTTCCACTCGCCCTTCTTGTTCAGGATCGTGCCGTAGAACACGAAGTCATCTGGGAAGCCCTGGATGCGGGCGCGCTCTCGCACCGTGTACGGCTCGCACCGCTTGTTGTGGACCGTGGCGTTGCCGCCGGTCAGGACGTGGGCCCAGCCGTCCCAGTGGCCCTTGAGGAAGCCGATCCGCTTCACGACGGGGTCCAGGCCCTTGGCGATCCGCTCGGCCTTCTTCTCCTCGCTGGTCTCGTACCCCAGGGTGAAGCCGCCGGGCTTGTCGCGGAAGTACTCGGCGACGTCGCCCCAGGTGCTCTTCTTTCGGAAGCCGCCCAGGTTGAGGGCCCGGAAGCAGTCGGCGTCCTGCTGGTGCGGGTCGTGGTTCGGGAAGTTCGACCCCTTCCGCGGCTTGGGGAGGTCCCCGATCACGTCCTTGACGTACGTGGTGTGCTCGCGCTCGCCAGGGCGGAAGGCCCATCGCTCCGACTTCAGGGAGCCGATCATGAACATGCGGTCCCGGCCGTGCTGCGGGTTGCCGTAGCCCCAGTTGCTGATCCACTCGGGGAACAGGTCATAGTCGGGCAGCTTCTCCGCATACTTCTCCATGGGGAAGGCCATGAGGGAGCGGGGGAGGTCGTCCATGACGAAGAAGCGCGGCTTCAGCCGCTCGACGATGTCGCAGAACAGGGGGATGTCGGCGGGGTCGAACAGCTTCTCCTGCGCGTTCTTGTTCGCGCTGGACAGCCGGGAGAAGTTGCCGCACTCGGGGTGGCCCATGGCGAAGTCGGCGTTGCTGAACCGCTCGAACTCCTCCTCAGTCATGCGCTCCAGCGAGTAGGGGAAGGGCGTGTTGGGGAAGTTCGCGGTGTAGGTGTTTCGGCCCTGCTCGTCCGCGTCGTGGTAGTAGCTGCGCCACTCCACGTTGCCCACGACCTCGAAGCCCGCGGCCTTGGCGCCGACCATCATGGACCCGATCCCGCAGGTGATGCCGACGACCTTCGGGGTCCTGAGCTCGTCCACTACCCTGGGCGACCGGGTCTTCCTTGACTTAGCCATCTCGACTTCCCCTTATCTCGCCGGCGACTACCGCCAGCCATTCATCGTCCTGAACCTGGAGACCAGGTCCTGTGAGTTCGCCAGGCGGTCCCGAGCGATCGCTCCGGTCCGCAGCGGGATCTTGGGCGCCTGCAGGACAGACTCGGGGACGACGTCCCTGAAGACCTGGCGCAGTATGTCCTTGCCGCGACGGTCGCGGTACTCGAGGCCGAGGGCCAGGGCCATGACCTCGCGGGCCAGGAAGGGCGACCGGACCTCGATCTGGTTCCGCATCATGACGCGGTCCAGTCGCGGCAGGTGCCAGGCGGGCAGCTCCTGGAACACGTCGGACTTCTGGCTGTCGTAGTCCATGGCCCGTCGATAGCCGCCGAACGCCTCGTCGGCCCCGTCGCCAGTCAGGCACACGACGCCGTCCCTGTTCTCCCCGCTCGGCGAGAAGGCCTGGCGGATCGCGTCAGACAGGGCAACCTGGGGGACCAGGGACCCGAGGTCGATGGGCTCCTGCATGACCTCGAGGGACCGCTCCCGGCTGGCCTCGCCGACCTGGACGACGCGGAGCTCCTGTGCCTTGCCGGCGACCTGGTGAGCTCGACTCTCCTCGCCGTCTCCGTCAGACTCGAACAGGTACCCCTGCTTCGGGGGGTCGGCCATCTTGGCAAAGAATGGGCGGACGTCGCCGTGGCGGGACGCGATGGCGTGAACGATGGAGCTGTCCAGGCCTCCGGACAGGAGGCACGCCACGGGAACGTCAGACGAGGTCACCCGCCGGGCCACCGCGCTCTCGATTGCCTGGCGAAGGCGGCCGGGGGCCTGGGACCCGCGAACGACGAGCGGGGTCAGGGGGTCCGCGATCTGCCGGCCCAGGACGCCATCCTCGTTCAGGACGACGTGCTCGCCAGGCAGGACGTGCTTGATCTCTCGGTAGGGGGTCCGCTCCAGGTCGGGGCAATAGCCCCACTTCAGGACGGCGGACAGGTAGATCTCGTCTGGCGTCACCCGGCCGAACGGCTTCAGCGCGTCCAGCTCGGACGCAGCTGCGGGGACGTCGGTGCGGTAGTACATCGGCTTCTGCGCGAGGTAGTCGCACAGGATGTGGAGCTCTGCGGCAGCTGTGTCGAGGGCCATGATGGCCCAGAAGCCATCGTGCTGGCGGAAGCCCTGGGGGCCGCCGTCCACCCAGTTTCGGACGGCGAGGAAGGTGTCTACGTCCTCGTCTGCGTAGCTCCGGAAGTCCAGGATCTCGCCAACGAAGCCGACGATCCACCGTCCCCGGACGATTGGCTGGTCATTGTCCCGGCTGAGGCCCACGATGGGCAGTCGAACGTGTCCCAGGGACCCGCAGCGCGCCGACGCAACGCTCGATCTGATGCCCCTGTGCCCCAGGAGGGACATTGACCTGGTGAGGTCAATGTCCCGGCCCAGGCATGCTACCATGCCGCACACTGTCAGCTGGCCTTGCGACCAGCCTTCTTCGCGGCCTTGGCAGCTTCCTCGCGGCGCTGCTGGGCCCGAAGGCGACGAGCGGTGTTGTGGGGGTCGTCCAAGAGGACCCGCCCGCCGCCCGCGGCCTTGCGGGGTGCCTTCGCTGCTTTGCTGACCTTGCGGGCAGCAGTCTTCGCTGCCTTGGCGACCTTAGTCGCCTTGGCTGCCTTCTGCGGCTTAGCCGCCTTCCGTGGTGCCATAGTCGTCTCTCCTTTCAGTGGTGCGCCAAGAGCTGCGTATCCCTCGATGTCGTCCCAGTGGTCCGGGTGATCCGGGTCACCCGACACGATCCTGTGGATCTTGTGGATGATCATGTGGATCGCCTCCTTCTGAGCTGATCGAAGGATGTTCCAGTTAGGCGAGCTGCGCAGGACGTCCATGACGCTCTGCGTGATGCCCGCCCCAATCTCGAAGTCCCCGTGGGTGCCCCCGCGGACGCCCGTGAGCTGATCTGCCTTCCTCACCATCAATCTCCTCCCTGGACCAAGTCCGCCAGCATCATCCCCACCATCGTCCTGGCGACGGGGTCGTTGTAGTACAGGCACCGCCCGGAGGGGTGGGGGATGAGGCGCCAGACGACGCCGTCCCTCTCCTGGGGGTGTATCGTGAGCGAGGCGTCCAGGGGTCGGCTGAGCCGATCGCTGATGGCCACCCGGACCTGCTGGCCCAGGAGGACCACCCTGGCTCCCCGCGGCACCGCATCGATCGCCCTGGCCCCCAGGGACCGGAGCTCCGACTTCGGCAGGTCGCGCATGTCGGGGGACAGGTTGCGTCGGTCGAACGACTCAGCGTACTCCGACCGGCTCATCCCGCTGACGGCGGACAGCATGGACCACAGGCGGTAGCCGGACGCGCCGAACGGCAGCGGAAAGAGTGCGTGCTCGGGCCTGCGGCTGTGGGGATTGTTCAGTCCTATGAGGATGGGCTTCATGGCGGGGTCTCTGTCGTCGCTTCGCTGGGTCCCATCCTGGGCTACGTCGGCGACGATGTAAAACGCTTCAAAATAAATCGGCGGTTCTCCGGCACGGGGAGACTTAGCGGGGGACCGTCCCTCTTGGCACAGGAGCTCCAGGACGTGCGACTTCCCGGAACGCGACCCACCCGACCGCCTGGACGCATGTTGGCCTAGGACAGCGACGATGTAAACAGGGGGCTCCCCGCATATTCCCCCCGGCCCGTTTTACTTTGAGGCCGTTCCATGGGAATATGGGACGTCCCCCAGGAGGCCCCATGACTTTCTTCCGTCGAACGATCCCCCGAGCATCCACCCTGGGAAAGCCAAAGAAGCGCAGGCGGTCCCCCGAGCACGAGCTCCAGGTGAAGGTCCTGCGGGACCTGGAGCCCATCCTCTTGCCAGACATATACGTGGCAGCGATCCCCAACGGCGGCTTCCGCCGCATCACCGAGGCCATCAGGCTCAAGGCCGAGGGCGTCAAGGCCGGCATCGGCGACCTGATCTTCCTGGCCCCCTACGGCGTGACGGGGTTCATGGAGCTGAAGGCGGGGAAGGGCAGCCTGAGCGACGAGCAGATCGGCTTCCGGTCCATGTGCAAGCGAAACGGCCACCTGTGGGCGGAGGTCCGATCCGTCGAGGACGCCATCCGGGCGTGCCGATCCTGGGGCTTCTTGAGGGAGGGGTCATGACGAACCCGTTCGAGGCCTACGCTGCGTCAGACCGCGTCCCGTCGCCCGTCCGGGCCAAGCACCGGGCGCAGGACAGGAGGGAGGCTGAGAAGGCCGAGCGGGTCCGGGCCGAGATGGTCCCGTCGCCCCTGGAGCGGAAGCAGATGGAGCAGGCCGAGCTGGCTCGCCTCTACCGCGCCTGGCGTCGGGAGGTCAAGGCCAAGATCGTGAGGGAGAACAAGGAGGGGATGGCCGCGCTGAGCCGGATCATCCGCAACCTGAGCACCGAGGGCTTCGACGCCGTCCTGGAGTACGTCCAGGGAGCGCAGTGGCTCCTGGAGGCCGACGAAAACACGCGCCTGGCGACCCTGAGCTACATCGACGTGTCGATGTGCCGGGCCCGGGTGAGGGATGGGCGACCGCCCATGGACGACGGGCTGTGGGATGAGCCTCCCAGCCACTTCGTCCGGATCAGGAAGGTGCTCCTGGGGATCTAGGGGCGCCGAACAAGTGGGCGCTGACGCGCCTGGCACAGGAGAAGAGGAACATGAGCATGGTAGGTTTCACGAAGAAGCGGGCCCCCGAGGGACCGGGCGAGCAGGACAATCCGCTGCAGACCGCGCTGGACAACTACCTCGAGATGGAGCGCCAGCTGATGGTGACCCGGGACGAGCTGGCGCACTTCCAGGAGCGGTCCCTGGCCCTCGAGAACGAGAACGACCGCCTGAAGACCGAGCTGGAGGCCGTGAAGAAGGAGCGTAGCTACCTCCAGGCCTACTGCGTGAACGTGACCACGCGCCTCGACGTCATCCAGGAGAGCATAGCCGCTGCCAAGTCCGAGGCCCTCAAGTTCTCAGTCCGGCAGGGCCCCAGCCCCCACCAGGCCGAGGACAGCCCCGATGGCGATGGGGCCGAGGACCTGATCCGGCGGATCTCGGACCTCTCGGGCCCCAGTGGCCCAGGGCAGGGGTAGCCTAGGACCCCACAAGAACTGAGCCAGGAGCTCGCTGGGCGCGCTCCTGGCTCTAGGGTGGTACCCATCAGGGGTCCTGGTCCTGGCTGATCAGCGAGCTCCTGAGCTGCCCAGACCTCAGAAGATCCGGACTCCCAGGGCCTGGAGGGCAGGTCCCATGACCAGGAAGCCGAGGATCAGGCCCAGGGCGAATGTCCAGCCTAGAGACACCTCAGGCCCCCAGGGTGAACTTGATGTCGCCCGCGCCGAAGGACACAGGCTGGCCGGTCACCACGGAGGCCGTGCCCCCCGTGACCGTCTTGCACGACAGCATCTTGCCCCCCGACGAAGCGTCGAACACGGCCGTGTGGGTGATGTCCGTGTCCCCCTCAGAGTTGCCGAAGCTGACCGCCGCGCTGCTGGCCAGGACGTTGTCCACGTCGTTCGAGGCGGGGACCGACCAGGTGATGGCCTTCCGCCCCGTCGAGGACACGGTCGTCGTGACCTCGGTGCCGGAGGCCCTGGGGTCGCCGTTGAAGAGCGCCATGTAGAGGTTGGTGGGCGCCGTCGGCATGGCCTGGCCGGCCAGCCATCGGGCGATCTTGTTGCCCAGGTACTTCGTTAGGTCGGAGGCCATTTCAACTTCTCCTTATGCGGTCGGGATCACGTGACCGAGGGTTACGACGATGACTGCGGTGATGGCGGCGGCTACCCAGACCCACCGACCCCACCGCGAGGGAGTGAAGAGGTACGTGCACCGGAGCATCGCCACCAGGAGGACGGCGCTGGACGCCGCCATGATGATGCTGATGGGCTGGGCGAGCTTGTCGGGGACGGGGACGCCGTCGTTGATCGATCGGAACGTGGCCCATATCAGGAAGGCCCGGACGGCCTCGGCCGTGAAGATCCACCAGAGAGCGCAGGCCAGGGACACGCCCGGCTGCCTGGTCCACCCGCGCCTGTACGTCCAGAACATGTCTGTGAGATACAGCCCGATGAGGATCGAGAGGAACACGGACAGCGGGAAGACGAACCCCGCCAGCCACTCCCTCAGGAGCATGTTGTCAGTCATGGTGAGCTCTCCGATCTGCATCTTCCGTCTTCCCCCGTATCGAGGACTCAAGGTCAGCGAAGCTCGTCGTCCTCATCCGAGCCAGCTGTATCGCGCGATGGAGGTCCTCGACCTTCTCCGTCGAGGACTTCCGGACCGACCGGGCGAGGGCCACAGCGTCCTCGTGGGCTCGGATGGTCTCCTTGAAGGAGGACGTTATCTCGTCCTCATCCTTGATTGAAAACAACTTCTTGATCCAGCCTATCATGAGCTCACTTGCTCCTGGTCCGACCGCCGCCCTGGTTGACCCGACTGCTCTTCCTAATGATCCTATTTGCAATGTCCAGAACTCCAACCTTGATCTCCGCCAGGGACGCCCTGAACTCCACGATCGCTGAGCGATTGTCAGCCGTCATGGAGGACAGGACCCTGTTGGCCTCGGCCACAGCAGACACGACCTGGGCCTGGCGGTCCATCTCGCGGGTCAAGAACTCGTACTGAAGGCTGACCCGGTCCCTCAGCTGCTCCAGGGAGCCCGAGAGCTCCCGCATGGCCACCGACAGCTCGACCAGCGCCTTGTTCCTCTGCTCGACGAGCTCGGCGTTCTCCTTGATGGCGCTGGCCGAGGAGGTGAGCGCGGCGTTCAGGACGTCGCGCTCGGAGAGCCGGAAGCCATACACCTTCATGGCGTGCTTGTACTGGAACACTATGACCGTGGACAGCACAGCGACGACGCCCATCAGGACGGATATGATAGCGCCGGCGACCCCCATGGTCTGGAGGACGCCGGTGACGACTTGAGAGTCCATTCTTCTAGCCCCCGATGAAGGGATCACTCCTTGTAGTTGTCCGGACAGCCCTGGCTCCGGAGAAGATCGTTGTTGACCAGGTTCTGTCGCTTGGTGTCCGGCGTGTCGTCCTCGCTCACGTGGACGTAGTTCACCAGGCAGATCTTACTTGCGCTTGCGCATCCAGCCAGACTTGCGCAGGCGATCATCAACGCCACTGTCAGGAAGACTCTTGACCTCATCCTCTATCCTCCGCTTGTCCTCAGCAGCTCGTGCCTGCCGAAGATCGTCCATCCTCTTCTCTGCCTCCCGGCCCTTGACTCGGCCGATGCCGTAGAACGTCAGGGCACCGATGACGGCCAGGATCACAGTCTTGACGGGCCCTGGGAGGACCTTCCAGATCGGTCCCCAGTAGGCCCAGGTCACCACCAGGGCGATCCCCGCGATCCCCGGCAGGAGCCACCAGGGGACCCGGTTGACCCAGTAGTCGAAGTAAGTCCAGATCAGGTCCCACATGCTACCGCACTCCGCTGCTGACGTCGTCTTGGATCTTGGCCATGCTCTTCCTGGCGTTCAGGGCCACGTAGGCCAGGATGGCCGCGATCAGGAAGATCCACACGCCGACCGGCACCTTGGACACGAAGCTCGTGGCGTCCCCAGGGATCGAGTCTTTGTTGGCTGAGAAGAACTGCCAGCCCTGCTGGGCCAGGCCCGCCAGCGTGTCCCAGGCCGCAGCTGCGAAGGCCAGGATCGAGGCCCAGAGGGACACGAGGAAGTTGTGCTTGGTCGGCACGATCTCGGGAGCGAGCTTCGCCACGGTCTTGGGATCGGCCTCCCGCCGCTCCGGCGTGACCGGCCGGGTGAAGCTGTGGTCCTCGGCGTCGTCGATCTGGGCCCGGATCTCAGACTCCATCCGCTTGTACTGGTTGAGGGAGGTGGGCGCCGGGATCTGGCCGTTCCAGTCGTTCAGGAAGCCGCTGATGGCCCCCGAGGTCTTGGACCCCCACAACCCGTCCAGGTCGCCGGCGTAGTAGTTCATGGTCTTGAGCTGGGTCTGGACCTCCAGGAGCTCCTCGTCGCCAGCGAAGTCCGCCACGCCGACCGGGGCTGCCTGGGCCTCCGGCCGGGTGCCGGGCCGGTAGTACTTCTTGACCCAACCGTGGCCGCCGCTGGTCTGCATCTTCCTGTCGGCCCAGGCGCGGACCTGGCCCGCGGTCTTGCCCCGGAGGATCGAGGGGTTGGCCTTGATGGCAGCCGGGGACACCAGGACGGACACGGGCGTGCTCGCGCTGGCGCGGTACACGCTCCGGGCATCCCCGACCCCCAGGAAGTGGGCGAGGTAGAGGTCCCCGGGCGTGGCGCCCGCGCCCACGGCGCGCAGGTTGTCCTCGGTGAACCGAGCCAGCATCTCGATGCTGAACGACGGGTCGGTCCGGAGGACCAGGACCTGGGACTGCGTCCGCCCCTGGAAGACGCCGGGAGCGTGGTCCTTGACGACCTTGAGCCAGGTCGCGTTCAAGAACTGCCCGAGGCCCAGGGCGCTCGAGGTGGTCGCCTTGGCCTTCGGGTTGCCCGACGACTCGATCTGGATGATCGAGTCGAGGGTCTCGTCGGACACGGTCTTGCTGACGGTGTTGGTCATATCCTATCTCCCGGTCACTAGCATGAAGAGTTGGGTGGTCGGAGGCGGCAGGCTGCCGATCTCCGCCGAGTACGTCGAGTCGTCCAGGTAGTCGACCTGGAGCTCCAGGGCCCGGAGCGCTGAGTACTCCGAGTCATCGCGGTAGTTCACGACCCACGGGTTGCCGACGCTGACGTTGATCTCAGCGTCGTACTCGCCCTCGTCCAAGTAGTTGGCGTCGAGGAGGAGCGCGTCTGGGGGCCCGTCGTCGCCGCCGAACTCAGTGATGTTGTCGTAGACGCCAGCGTTCGTGTCGCCAGCGAGCTCGCCTCCAGGACCGAGGGACACGAGAGCTGACGCGGATACCCCAGCGACCTTCAGCGTTGACCCCGGGCCTTGCGACAGGACGCCCACTCTCGCGCCCGCGACGCGGAGGGTCGACCCAGAGCCGGTGGAGAGGACCCCGGATGCTTCGCCAGCGATGCGGAGGGCTGACGGCCAGTCGGGGGCTGGGCCAGCGTCGAACAAGATCTCCATGTACCAGGGCGATCCGCTCGTCGAACCGCTGACGCCGACGAGCCTGTAGTATGAGTAGCTCGCCGAGTATGGGAAGAAGCAGAAGCCCGCCACGGGATCGCTGGGCGTCGTCGAGGACGGGAAGGACCAGACGAATGGATCGGAGACGTCGATCCAGGTAGAGTCGTCGTTCGATCCTTGCCACTTCCACGTTCCGTTGTTGCTGACGACATTGGATGACATTCGTATCTTGGCACTGACGAGTGTCTTCGCAGCCGCAAGGGCGAACTTGATGATCGAAGAGGACGTGACAGCTTGCCCGCCCGTCGGAAACCAGGAGTGGGTGGTGTTCTTGCTCTCGTCGCCATCGACGAGGTTCTGGACGGAGCCCCCCGAGGTCGTGATCCCCGATGCCGTGACAGTGATCGATGCGGACCTGCTGCCGACCTCGTAGGCATCTGCGGACTGGGTGGAGAACTCGATCTCGTAGACGCTGCCGTTGTTGATGGAGCCGCTGACGCCCAGGAAGCGGTAGCGACGGTAGGCCGTCGTGTTCGTGAACGTGAACTCCGTCATCCCGCTGGCAGTCGGCCAGTTGAACGTCGTTAGGTCAGTCCACGTCGTCCCGTTGTATCCCTGGAACTTGAAGGAGGGTGTTCCAGAGTGGGTCCCCTGGTAGATCTTGAACGCGTCTATGACGCGCGGGGAGCCGACGATGCGGAACTCGAGGTTCTTCCCAGCGACGGTCTGGTTCTCGAACCAGAAGGAGCTGGTGTTCGAGATACCGTCGATGAGGTAGTCCGGGTTGCGCGAGAGGATGTTCAGGTCAGTCGTGACCTTGAGCTGACCTACGCGATCTCCGGACCCTAGGAGATTTGTGTATGCCGTTGCCATGCCTAGGCTACCACTTCCACGCCGATCTGGAGTGCGTCGAGGCCCGACTTGACCCAGGCTGACCCAGTGTTCGGGTCCTTGTCAAAGACGTCGGATGTGATCGCGTAGCTCGAGCTCGCGGACTTGGTGCTACCATTAGCGACCGTCCCGCCAGACTTGACCTTGCCGCGGTAGGTCCGGGTGGTGATGTCGTCCTTCGCAGCGACTAGGGTCACCTTGACGCCCAGGACGCTGAGCGGGTTGAACGGCAGGTCCGAGGTCTCGTAAAGATCGACGGCGCCAGGGGTCGTGCTCGACACGTAGTCAGTCGTCACGGCCGGGACCTCGTCCACGCAGGCATAGTTGTCTGATCCCGTGCTGGGGGCGAAGTCCTTCTGTGTGGTGTCAGCCGTGACAGTGCGCGGTGAGCAGCGGCACTCGCCGAACCAAGACGCCTCGTCGCAGAAGTAGAAGTCATCGAAGACAGCGGAGCTGTTCATCTTACATATGCGAGTCTGAGTGACTTCGGTCGCACCCGTGTTGACATTGGTCAGCGCGAGGACCTGCACGCCATCGATGTACACGTTGACGCTTCCCGTGGTCGCGTGGCGGACGACCTCGACTCCCATGTGGAACCAGACGCCAGCGGCGACGAGTCCCGTAGCAGATGTTCCCAGAATGTTCGTTGTGGGGTTGCTGCCTCGCGAGACCTGTATACTTCCGTTTGCCTTGATCGCGACACAGAGGTCGTTGGTTGCGGTGCCATCAGAGAATGCAAAGCCGTCGAGATTATAAGATGACGAAGTCGGGTCATTGCGCGTGCTCATCGTCCGCGAGATGGCAGCGGCAAATTCCGTGTTGGGATTGTTGTAGTAGATCAGCTGAGGAGAGCCAGCTCCGCTCAACGAGTATGCCTTGGAGTCTGAGAAGCGCCCGTCGACTTGGTAGGTGACGACGGTGTCCCAGGTCGTGCCGGATGCTGCATACCTCGGGTTGTTGTAGATCGGGAACGTCGAGTTGTAGTCCTCGAAACCGTCGAACCACTCTAGTGCCATGGCAGTTGCTCCTCAGTAGTACACGGGCAGCTTGCCCGGCTGGAACAGGATCATCGTAGCGTTGTCGAACGTGGCTGGAGCGGCCAGCATCTTCTTGGTGATGCGGTTTCCCCCGACCTCGGCATCAAACAGGGCGAAGCACGCCACGGTCACCTCGGCGTCCGGGATGCCGAACTCCACCTTGTTCGTGTTCAGCATGTAGCGGGCCACGATGGTGCCGAAGGTCACCTCCTTCCGACTCAGTCCCCCGGTCCCCGTGAGCTCGGCGCCCGGAGTGTCCGGGTCGTCCGGATCGCCGTCGTACAGGGCCACCCAGACGCTCTCCGGCGGAGTGTCCATCTGCGTTCCCTTGATCCAGCCGAGGACCATGTCACCTGCATAGACGCTCAAGTCGCTCATCGCAAATCCCTCGTGTGTGGACGGGTCATTCTCGCCGCCCGGATCATTCGCACCGCCACCGTCGCCGCCGGGACCCACGCCGCCCTGGCCATCCTCGGCCCAGGGGCGATAGGCGTCGTACGCGAAGTTGGCTGTCTGAAACTTGAGGCCGAGCGACCCGCTGTAGCTGATGCTGTTGACCGTGAAGATCATCTTCAGGTAGCGGTAGAACTTGTCCGTGGTTATCTGCGCGGTCCACCGAAAGACGGCCTCAGCCCCGGGATCAGTCGAGTACGTGCTCTCGCCGCCGCTGGTCGCCAGGCTGGTCCAGGTCGTGCCATCGTTGGAGCCCTCGATCGTGACCGTGGTCCCCAGGGAGCCGTTGAGAGATATCTCGCGCCAGAAAGACGTCGGGTGGACAGCGATGTCCACGAAGTCGAACAGGAACTCGTAGACGCCGCTGATGACGGGGGTGTCCACGTGGACGCTCGGCTCCGACACGCCGTAGGCGGAGTATCGGTCGAGGGTCGACAGCGACCCAGACGTGACCGTCCAGGTGGTGGAGACTGGGGCTACCATGTCACAGGTTCCTCGATCCCACGATCGTGACCATCAGGTCCCGAGCTGCGTCATCCACGACTGTCGGAGGAGCGACGTAGACGTAGTCGCCAACCTCGCCGACCCACTCATTGTCGAACGCGAACACGCCGTCGGTCTCGCCAGCGGAGAACGTTATGCTGCCCAGTGCGGTGGCGTCCTGGTCGAAGATGTTCATGACCAGGTCGACTGCGGGGGCCACGCGGAGCTTGGCGACTGACCCCTCGAGGCCCGCGGGCAACGTGATGGCGTAGGCGAGGATGTGGGCTGCCATGTAGCTGTCCGCCGCTATGCCCTGGCCCGGCCGCATGGGATAGAAGATGCCAAAGCTGTAGACGTATGACGACTCGCCGAACACCAGGGTGTAGACGTCCTCGCCACTGATCTGCTTGCTCGGGTCGAACTCCGCGTCGGCCGTGTGGGAGACGTTGACGAAGTACAGCCCTCGGCCCTTCACGGTCACCAGGTCCAGGAACGCGTAGTTCTCCCCGCCGACCCACTCGCCGCGGGACCGGAACATGACGTATGGCAGCGTGTAGGGCCCGTACTCGTCGCCGTTGCTGAGGTAGATCTTCATCTGCGTGCCGATGACCTCGATGTTCGAGATGTCGGCAGCCTGGGGCGGGTCCTCCTCCAGGGAGATGATGCGCTGGATCGCTTCCCAGAAGTTCTCGTCGACCTCTGCTGGGGTGAGGTTGGCGCCCTTGCCAGCGCCCCAGTCTCCAGCGGTCCTGTAGGTGATTGCCATCTTGGTCTAGCTCCTAGGTGCTGCTCGATCGCTTGTTGCCGCGAGATATGACCTCTGTGGTCTGGGACGACGTCGGCGACGCGAAGCGCAGGGTCGTCCGAGAGCTGTCGATCTTGTTCCTCGCCTTCCACTCCGTCATGACTTCCGTGTCCACGTACTGGTCCGGGTCGTCCGGGTTCTTCACCCTGACCACGTCGTAGGTGCGCTCCGTCTCCTGCTTGTCGTCCTCGACCTTGAAGCCGAACGGCGGCCGCGCTATCGTGAATATGCTGTCGCCCGTGCCTCCCCAGGACACCACGACGTTGTCGTTCTTCGTCTCGTCCCCGACCTGGGCCAGCCTGGGAGCTCCGGGGAGCGGGCGGAAGTCCGCGGTCTGGTTGGGCCGGACGAGGAGCTCGAGCGGATTTGTTCCCATGTCAGGACGCTGCCTCTGCTTCTAGGTCTATCTGCCTCGGGATGATGAGGTCGGTCACGGTGACGCTGACGTCGGTCTCGAATGGCCCCGTGGCGAGCGGCCTCAGCTCCATGTTCACCTTGCTGGGGCTCTCTTGGAGTAGCTGCCGGATCTTGGCCTCGTCGTAGGACGTGCTGCCCTGGACGCCGTAGGTGGCTGGCGTGACCGTGACCGACCCATCCATGACAGACTCGGCTTGGTCGTCGGGCTGGCCGCTGATCGTGAACAGCCGGATGACGTCCCGGGTGCCCAGTCGGGAGGTGAAGTCCACCCCGTCGTCGTCAGGCTCGAAGCTCTCGACCGAGAACGACACGTCGCTCGAGGGCAGGACCATGACCGAGCTGTCGTACCTCTGGTAGCCCTGGGCGACGTAGCCCTCCTCCACGTACGTGGGGTCGCCGGGCTCGACGGTGTAGGGAGCGCCGCCCAGGCCCGCGCAGCTGGCGATCGTGATCTTGGCCCGCAGAGCTCCCGTGGCGCCGTCGAGGCCGTGCTGGATGCCCACGATCTTGCCGACCATCTGGCCTCCGGGGAGGCGGAGGTTGTAGACGACCGCGCTCTTCCGAAGGCTGCAGGGCAGCATGTTGGAGAAGTTGGTCGTGAAGGTCAGGCGGAACGCCCGCGATCGCGATATCAGGTTTGCCCGGCCGATGGCCACCAGGTGGGGAAGGCTGCGGTCCAGGCCCCGGTCGCTGAGGACGTAGCTCCGGCGGCCCACGTCGCCGATCGGGATCTCCCCCAGGAGGACCGCGCTGGCGCTGTTGGCGGGAACGTCGATCGTGATCACGTCGTCCTCGCCGGACAGAGTCAGGACGTCCTGGACAGCGCAGGTCATGGTGATGGTCAAGTTCTCAGTGTAGCTGCGCGAGGCTGCGTACCCGAGGACGAACTTGGGGACGCCCCAGCCCAGTGGGACGTACGTCATGGAGCTCGGCAGGGGCTCGGGGTTGAAGCCAAACTGCCCGATGATGGCCGGTCCCGCGAGCATCAGGGAGCCCACGGGAAGGTTCGACGGAAACTCGAAGTCATCGGCGACGGTGGTGTCCTTCTTGATGTACGGGGGGACGTTCTCGTTCGTCACGTCGCGGAGGTAGCTCTGGTAGACGTAGTAGCCCTTGCCGAGTGACTTCTGGTCCTGGGGCCAGTCGTTCAGGAGGCCGGGGAAGGTGTAGCTCGATATCATCCCCCAGTAGTTCCCCACTGGGTTCCTCCAGGTCTCCAGGATGAGCCCCGTCAGGTCGATCGTCCCCGCGCCCTGGTTGTCCCAGGAGACAGAGGTCCGGACGACGGCCGAGCGCGCGGGCGTGTTGGCCCGAGAGAGCTCCATGTCGCCGTCGTAGTAGTCGTCGCCGGTGAACGTGACCGTGCCGTCCTCGCCGACGAGGATGTCGCTGATCGTGACGACGTGGGTCACGGGGTCGATGTGCCACAGAGCTGTCCGGGCCTCGAGCACGACGTCGGGGTCGTCGAGGGAGTCTTCCTTGACGAACAGGGGGTCCCAGTACGGCGCGACCTTGAGAGTGTCAGCTAGGGCGACCTTCTGATCAGCATAGTCTGCTGGGCGGGCCGTGAACTCGAGCTCGATGGTGTCCTGGAAGATGTTGTCGGGAATGCCGATCAGCCGGCCGAAGAACAGCGGCGTCTGGACACCCTCGTGCAGCTTGGAGAACCACAGCCAGGTCTTCCTCCCCAGGGCGAGGAGGCCGACCCGCGGGTTCTTGATCGTGATCTTCAGCGAGGCGAAGTCGCCCTCCACGTGCTCGAACTCGTAGCTGTAGACCCGCTCGTCCTCGCGAGCGTGGTCGACAGGGTCGAACGTGGTCTCGCTGGCGTCGACCCACGCGAAGTTGAGCATGCGGGCCACTTACTTCTCCTCCAGGGACATGTTCCACCCGACCTGAGCTCCCCACTCGTCCGTCGACAAGCTGAAGGACAGGACGCGCATGACGAGCTGGGGCCGGTAGTACGTGAAGTCGCCCTCAGTCCGGGACGATCCCGCCACGGCCGTCCTCGATGGGGTGCCGCCCACGGTCTTGTAGCACAGCTCGGTGACGCAGCTCACCGTGACCTCCCTGCCCGGCCAGACGCCGTCGCACGCTGGGGAGAGCTGGTCGTTGCACGATATCGTCGACGAGAACTTCTGGAACTGCTCGAGGCCCAGGTCATCGAGGTCCCCGTTCACGGTCCGCAGCATCGACGCCGCCTGCTGTATGGGCGCCAGCGTTTGCGTGGCGCCGCGCGTGGCATAGGGCGCCACGCCGATGCCGGACAGCTCTAGTAGAGTCAGAGGAACAGCCATCTCATCCCACCCACGACGGTTTGCGGCCGGCCGCCCGGCCCTTCTTCTTCACAGAGTATGTGACCAGCCGATCGGCCACGGCAGACGGCGCCATGAGGCCATCGAAGATCTCGTTGCCGAGATGGAGCGAGAACGGCCGCATCGGCGAGTCGCCGGATGAGCCGTCCGCGTCGCTGCTCCCCAGGTAGTTGAACACCGGGGTGCCGACATTCACGAGGCCCCCCGCGGCCAGCTTGAGCGGCTCGCCCAGGCTCAGCCGGCCCTCGTTGAGCGCATTCAGGAAGCCGACGCCGTACTTGGCGACGGCCTTCGCTCGGACGACGAACTCGTTGTTCGACAGCCAGGCCGCGATGCTGTCCGAGGTCGACGTCCCCGACCCCCGGACGTGGCCGGCCGCGTGGCCGCCACGAGCGAAGCCCGGCGGAGAGGATGCCCCCTCGCCTGATCCCCCCGACAGGAAGTTGCCGATGGTCGTGATGAGGTCGACGATTGGCTGGAGGGCCGTCCGGATCGAGTCGACCCACGGCTGGACCAGGGCGGTGACCGCGTCGAAGGCCTGCTGGAAGGCTGCCAGGAGCGCGGTCCCAAGGTCCGCGAAGATCTGGGTGACCTGGTCGGGGAGCCCGACAAACCAGTCGACGATCGACTGGAGCAGCTCGAGGGTGGAGTCTACCCATCCCTGGACAGTCGCCGTCACCCGAGACCACAGGTCCGTGAAGTAGCCCGTGACCTGGTCGGGGAGGCCCGCGAACCACTGGACGAACCCGTTGGCGAAGGCCTGGACGTCAGCCCCAAACTTCTGCCAGTCGACGGCGAGGTAGAGAGCAGTCAGGCCAGCCACCAGGGCCGCGATGGCGATGCCCCAGGGGCCAATGAGGGCGGGGACCAGGCGGAGGAACTGAAGGAAGCCGAGGCCACCCTGCTCCGTGGACTTGAGGGCGAAGCTGAGGACGGTGAACAGGGAGGCTCCCGTCCGGACCAGGCCGAACAAGAGCTGGAAGCCGCCCGTGAGCCGCAGGAGGATCGCCGCGATGCCCAGCATGCCGGGGGTCAGGCTGGTCCCGAAGATCGAGTTGATCGTGTCCAGGACGGCCTTGATCTGAGCATAGGCCGACTGGACGGCCGGGACGATCACGTCGTTGAACAGGGACAGGAACTTGGGGCCGTTCTCGATGACCGCGCTGAAGATCATCCCGGCGGCCGTGCCGATGCTGACCAGCGCCTGTTGGATCTGCGGGCCGTTCTGGCTGACGAACGTCGTGATGGTCTGGGAGGCCGACTGCATGAACGACCGGATGGACGTCATGTTCTCCTGGATCACGCTGTTCACGATGTCCAGGACGCTGCTGGCTGCGGGCCCCAGCGTGTCTCGGAAGTCGTTGGCCACAGTCTGGACAGTCCGGCCCAGGGTGACCAGGCTGCTGGCCAGGGCGCCACCATAGGTGTCCGTGAGGGCCTGCCAGGCCTCCCGGTCGGCCGCCTGCTTCTGGAGCCGCTCGTTCTCGATGCGGACGGCTTCCTGAGCGGCCTCGACTTGTGCAGCGACCCGGACCTGCTCCTGGTACTCCTGCCGCAAGCTGTTCAGGGCATCGCGATACTGGGAGTACTCCATCCCGCCGGCGCGGAACTGCTGGAAGAGCTTCCGCTGGGCCGACTCGTACCCGATGGCCCCCACCTGGGCCTGCAGGGCTGCGTTGTTCGCGTCGATCTGGGCCTTGGTCTGCTCCTGGATCGAGCTGGTGTTGCTGGACGAGGCCCGGGCGACGTTCTGGGCGAGGCGAAGGATGCCCGCCCCAGCCGCTCCCGCGGCAACCGTCAGGGCGGCCACTCGCTGGGTGAACTGCGCGAGGTCCGTGACGTTCTTCTTGATGTTCTGGCCTAGCTTGGTGCCGAGGGCCGCCGCCATGGCGTTCAGCTTCGTGCTGGCCACCTCTGCCTTCTTGGCCGCATCCTCAGCGCCAGCGCTGAAGCCCTTGAAGGCGTCGCTGGCCTTCTGTCCCGCCTTCTCCGTCTTGTCGGCGGCGTCCTCGACGGCGTCCTCGGCCTTCCCCGTGCCGGCGGCAACGTCGTCGCCCGCCTTCTTGGCCGCAGCACCGACCTTGTCGAAGGCCTCCGCGCCCTTGTCGGCGTAGTCCTGGATCTTCTTGGTCGCCTCCTCGGAGCCCTCGATCCGGATCTGGGATACGAGGTCGGTGTCTTCGTTGTCAGCCATTCGACATGGCCTCCCTGTAGTACTGGTTGACCTTCCGGCTCACGTCCTTCGTGATCTCCCGCAGGTGCCACTTCTTGGGGATCGTCACGCTCTCCTTGCCGAAGTACTTGGGCCCCTGGGCGTCCAGGAGGAGCGGGGCCTTGCCCACTCGGTCCACCCGAAACAGCGGAGCCGGGTAGTCCCTGGCGCGGATGCCCCAGGCCTCCACGGCGAAGTGCAGCGGTATCCAGAGCATGGGCCGGCCCTGGATGACCCGGCCCTCCTCGAAGACGCGCCAGTAGGGCACGTCGTGGGTGATGCGGATCGACAGGTCGGCGCGGGACTGGTAGGAGAGCTTCGCGTGGAAGCCCTCCTGCCAGCGGGCGGAGCCGAACCGCCCTCCCGCACGGATGTCGGCGCGA